GGCAGCGTGTACGTCTGAGCAGCGGTAGCACCAGAACCAACCAACAGGACGCCAGAGGCGACTTGAGCGGCGGTCAGGGTTGCTGTAGCGGTAACAGACTGAGGAGCGGCCTGGTAGCCGAGAATAACTTCATTCAGGTTGCCGTCACCGACTTGGTAACCACCTGCGCCATTAGGGAGAGCCATGATATTTCCTTAAAAAGAGGTTCAACCCCAGAGGCGGCAAGCCATCTGTGGACGGATCGTTGAGAAGCCATACAGAACGTCAATACGACATGGCAGACGGTCGTTATTGATATCGTACTGGCGCACGACACGCAACGAAATACCGTTATGTACTGCGCGAGCAGCCATATCAACACCCTGCGGCAGCAACAAGTCAGCCGTAGCAAACGTGATTGCGTCCTTGTGGTAGACCAAGTTCTGTGGATACTGGGTTGATGCAGTTCCAAGGAACGTGATGGCTGCGCTAGTTGCAGGGAACGAATCAACGGTTGCCAAAGCATTTGCCGACGTATAAAGCGCCGGAGAAATTGCCAAGGTCATTGCAGTACCGGAGGTCACGCTGTTGTCAGCGGTCACAACGAACTGTTGAAGCGAACCAGTTGACTCACGGGTCTGTGGGTTGACTGCGTACACGCCAGCGATGGTGAAAACGTCGCCTTGCTTGACCGTCTTGGTCCCGCTGGTGAACGTAATAGCGAGGGTCGACTGACCTTCAACAAACGTAGCACTTGAGGAAACAATCGGGGAAGCAGGGAAGTTACCCGTGGTGTGCTGCTTGATCGACTGAGACATATTGATCTCGTCAAACCCAAGAACACCGGTTCCCATCATGCCGTTCTTGAACTGCTTGGAAATCGTGTCCGTAGGATTAAACAGACCTTTCATGCCTTCGACCAGACCTGCGTTAGCAGCGGGGTTAACCGTTGCGTAGCGTGGGTCCATGACAGCAGCGTTTTCGTTCAATTTCTGCTGCGCTTGCAACAGCACCAAAGACGACGCTGGAGTCGTGCCGGGAGTGCCGACTGACGAGTAAATGTTCTTGTACGCATTTGCAACGTCAGCATCAATGCTGGAGGCCAACTGGCTGATACGCGGCTTGAGAACGCGCTCTGCGAAGTCATCCAACTGCATCGTCAATTCGGCAGAAGTGAAGTTCACGCCGATGTGCTTCTGGGTTGAAACGGTCAGGGTGGTGAACTGCTCGTTGTCGTCCTGAACTTGCAGGGCAGCACCGTCAGTAACCAGAGCGCGGTCAGGCAGACGAATACGCAGGGTCGAACCGATCTTAGCGCCTTCAACGGCAAAGCTGTCGTCGTACTGGCGGTTGACGTTACGGGTAAGAACCAGATTGTTTTCCAAGATCTCCAGGGCCTTCCTGGTGATCATGTCAATCGTAAGAATGCTATTTGACATGGTAATTCCTAAAAAGAGTTAGCGATACTGAGCTTGCCGTTTCTTAATCTGCCGCTGCCGTTCTGCTTCAATCCATTCCGAAGTAGTCATGGTCTTGGTCGACCTAGGATCGGTCGTATCATAACTAGGATTGCCAGCGGTTCTTGCAGTTACAGGTGAAATGGGTGCGGGCGCGGACGTAGTACGTTTGACTGGGACATCGTTGGCTATTTTAGCCTCAATGCGTCCAATCTCTTTGGCTTGCAAGATCGGGCTAAGACGGGAAATACGATCTGTCTCTTTTGGATTGGACCCAAGGTAGTAAGCTACATCAGGGCCAGCATCAGAGGCTTGAATCGCTTGCGCCATCACGGTCGTAATCTTGAGAGTCGGGTTGTACGCGACTTGTTCAAAGTCATCGTACTTGGTCCGAGCCTCTTCTTCACGCTCGTGATATGCCTCAAGAATCTCCGTCTGTTGGCGGTGCTGTTCGCGCTGCTCGATTAACTTGATTGCCTTGGCTTCTGCATACGCATCAACCGAATCAAACTGATCTACAGGCGGGACATCAACGGCAACGGGCGGCGGTGCTTGACGCTCACGCTCCCACTTTCGCTGTTCTCTTGCTAGACGTTTTTGGATTGCTGCATCAAGCTCTTCTTGTGTGAAGGTCTTGGTCGCAACTTCCGGCGTATCTACAGGTTCTGGAGTCGCCGTGACATCCAGTTCCGGCGCGGGCGCTACTTCCGCTTCAATCGCTACTACTTCTTCGGACATTTTGAATCCTGAGATTCCCCGGTGATCCGCGCCGGTACGGTTATATTACATTATTCGGTTGGGAGTGCAACCCAAGAAGTTGTTGCCTCATCCCATTGATATGGCTGGCCGTCCGTTGGATAGGCGACAGGAGGCTCCCACAGACAAGTATCTTCGTTCAAAACCCAAGACGGAAACGGTTGTGGCGGGATAAAAGCATCGCGGGTTGCATCATAAGTGTAACCAATGCCAGCGTAGTTCTTGCGAATTTTGGAGTTATAGCTAGTTTGTTTCCAGTTGGAATACCCGCCAGACCAATCTATAAGAAATTGGATGCCTTTGGCTTCTGATTCAACGCCGTCTTGAAGCAAGTAATTGTTGTCAACAACATTAACTTCAAGCACAACATTGTTTTGATCCAGTTTTGCAAAATGAGCCATGTTGTGCCTCAGAACGTAATTGAACCGTTAGCGAGAAAGGTGTAATACCGATAACCACCAGATGTTGTTGGAGAAACACTTGCAGATGCTGCGGGAGCAAACGTCTCTAAATAACGCACAATCACAATACCGCTACTTCCAGATCCGCCGGTTGTTGAACCACCACCACCACCGCCACCCCTGTTAGCTGGTGATGCGTTTCCACCCGTGCTAGGAGATTTACCGCCATTCCCGCCAATTGAAGAACCACCACTTCCAGCAGTGCCCGAACTATCGCAACTACCGCCACCGCCGCCAGCATAGAACGTCCCTAAACTATTCCAATTAAGTCCTGCACCGCCATTCCCACCCGACGTAGAACCATCCGCTCCAACACCGCCCGCACCGCCACCGCCACCACCGCAAAATGGCGATGAGTTAGGTCCCCCATTTCCACCTGCATTACCTTGCCCTGAAGTTCCTGCCACTCCCGCGATCCCGTTTGATCCACCGCCACCAGAACCGCCAGTTAATGGAGCCGGTTGATACGGAGAACTGGAAGCGTGTCCACCCCCACCGCCGCCGCCTGTTGCAGTAATAGAACCAAAAACAGAAGGCGAACCGCTTGTACCCGTGACTAATGTGGCATTACCTCCGGGTTGACCCCCACCAATAGTTACGTTTATTGGGATTCCTACGGTTACTGCATATCCGGTTGCAGTTAAATATCCACCAGCTCCACCGCCTCCGGCGCATCTACTAACAAGGAGATCAGCACCACCACCGCCACCACCAGCAACAACAAGATATTCAACGGTTGAAGGTGCTATACTACCAGCTTTCCCACCCAACACAGCAAGCATAATCCCACTCATGACACGTTGCCCGTCAGGACGCAAGTGGTGGCAGAACTAAACAGAACGGTGACAACACCTTGGATTGCAATCGTTGCTGACGTTACAGCAGTACCCGTACCACCAGCAAGATAAGCAGTTACTGCCGAGCAAGTAATGCTTTTGGTTGAACTGGTGTTGTTGTAAATTACAACTAAATCGCCTTCAACAAAAACTGATGCGGGGATGACAATCGCGCCAGAAGTTGTAAGTTGGACATATTTTCCAACATCGGCAGCAACCAATGTATACGAAGCGCTTTTGGTCCCAACCGGAGGAGCGTTGAGATAACCAAGCGTCTGCCCATCAGCAGTTGGAAGCGTCTGGGTAACCGTGGTTGAAATATTTGCCGATTGCAAAACTGAAGTACCAGTATTGCTGGCATTGCCTTGAAGTTTGATTGCGCTCATGATTGATCCTTTAAGCAGCGATGAGCCAAACTTGGCCCGTAGGTACAGTTACGGCAACGCCAGTCGCCACAGATACAGGCCCAACACTAAAACCATTAGAGCCAGAGGTTAGGGAATAGTTGGAACTGATGGTTTGGTAGGATTCAAGGATGGGGCCAGAAGAACCACCGCCCGTGTATACCGGAATATTAAGCGTAGTACCGTTAAATGTCGCGGCTCCGCTAGAACCAACTGTTGTAAGCGTAATCGGAGACTGGTAGTCTGTGTTGGCAACAGCAATTGACAACGCTCCAGTAGAGGTTGTTGATTTGACAATACCTGTTGCAAGGGCGCTTGTACCTGCCGAATAATCCGTACCAGAAGTGGCGGCAGTAAATGCGCTAGTGCCATTACCTTTTAAAACACCCGTAAGTGTGGACGCCCCCGTACCACCTTGCCCAACCGTAACTGTTGTCCCGCTTTGCAGAATTGTTCCGCTGGCATCTGGCAGCGTTAACGTGCGGCTGGCAGTCAGCGTCGTTGGGGTAAGCGTTACACCGTAGCTATTCGTTCCACCAGCACGACCTTGCAATGCAACAAAATCTTGTACTGCGGTTGATCGAGCGGTTGCAGTTGTAAATACGCCGGTTGTTGGCGTTGTTGCACCAACTGTACCGTTGATGTTAATGCTGGCCGTCCCGCTCAGGTTTGTGACCGTGCCGCCCGACGGCGTGCCGAGCGCCCCACCGTTAACAACAAAAGCACCAGCAGATCCGGTATTGACACCCAATGCCGTAACAACACCCGTTCCTGTTGTGACTGTTGATGGGGCCGTTCCAGCTCCACCACCAACCATAAGCGCGTTAGACGCAAGTGCTGCGCTAGATGCCCAAGTCGTACCGCTTGAAAAGTAAGGGACGCCGCCGCTGGTTCCGGCAACGGTCAAAGCCAACGTGCCAGACGATATGATTGGCGAACCAGCAACAGAAACAATACCGCCGGTAAACGATTGTGCGACGCTTGTTACGGTTCCAGAACCAGACACCGTAGCCCAAGACGTTGTTGAACCGTTGGTTGTCAGGTATTTGCCAGAATTGCCCGTTTGGGTTGGGGCAAGCGCATCAAACGCTGCAGTCGCAGACGTTTGGCCTGTACCACCATTGGCAACTGGCAGCGCAGTACCTGAGTACGTTAGCGCAAGCGTTCCAGATGATATGACTGGTGAACCACCAACAGATAAAAACGCTGGAGCAGAAATACCAACGCTAGTGACCGTGCCAGACCCGCCGCCGCTGGCGTAATTTGGAATGTTTAGCGTAGTGCCGTTAAACGTAGCTGCGCCGCTGGTTCCAACAGTTGTCAAAGCAATCGGAGATTGATAGTCTGTATTGGCTACAGCATTTGCCAGCGCCCCACCAGAATTACCTTTAAGAATGGACGTTCCAGACGGGGGTACAAGATAATCAGTTCCGGCAGTTGCGGCAGAAATTGCCGAACCGTTGCCTTTAAGAACCCCGGTAACCGTCGTTGAAAGCGTAATTGCTGGCGTGGTCGTTGAACTAGCAACGGAACCAGCCAGACCGTTTGCAGTAGCAACCGATACGCTGGTGACTGTACCCGAGCCACCACCAATCGCACTAACCGCAACCTTTTTAGTTACGCCGCTCTGGACAATAGGAACGACTTCGGTTCCCGCAAGCGGGGTAGTCGCTGACGGTAGTGCCGTAATCGTTGTATTTGCCATGCTTTACTCAAAGAAAACCGTTGCTGCAACGGTTCCACTAATCACAACATACAGGCCGGAGCTAAAGTAAACCCCACCTTCGTCGCCGGTAAACACATAACTGGTTGCACCAGTTGGCGTAAATACCCCGACAATCGTGTCGGTCGTGGTAGCGGCTGCGCTGTTGTACACCGTAATCGTAGGTGTACTGCTGGCGGCAGATACGAAGATGCCCTTGAGCTTGCCACCCATCGGCTTGACGTTAGCCGATGCCGTTAAATATTTGTACGTCGCGGCCATATTTACCTCACGCCAAGAAGCGTAGTTTGTAGAGGGTTCTCAGATAGACTTCAATGATGTTGTCAATCAACTGCTGCAAAGACATATCAGTCTTGTCGACAACTTCGTAACGAGCAGCTTCAATTTCAGCTAACTGAGCTTCCAAGAATTCTATGATGTTAGTCGTTTTCTTGGCTGACATCAACGTGATTGGCCCAATTAGGCCATGCCGCCCCTGATAGGCTTCGGCAAAATCGTCTGCCGCCTCAATGATCAACTCGTAGAACTTCTGCAACGCCTTGTGCTTGCTAAAACTACGGGTGTTCAAATGCACCGAATGGGCTACATCACGCCCTAAGAACAGCAAACCTACAAAATCTGCGGCTTTCATTGCATCATCCCTTGCTGTGGTGCGTACTCAGCCGATTCCGGCAGCATTTCGTTCGTTTCCCGTCCGGGCATCTCGCTAACCAAATCGCCACTCGTAATCATACCGTGTAGCGTACCCATAACGATGTCTTGAATCTGCTCTTCAGACATACCGGCTTGGACCGCTGCAATACGCTTAGTTTCAGCGTCAAACGCCTTTATCTTGGCTTCGTAGTCCTTGCGCTCCATGTCCTGCGCTTCCATCGACTTGCCGACATTCTGCAACATCTGGTGCAGTTGATCCAACTCTGCCGCCATTGCTTGCATTTGCTGCTGCGCTGCTTGCAATTGTGGGTTATCTTCGGCGTCGCCCATGAGTTTGGGGTCAATCGTCTTGGCAAACCGTTTTGCCATTTCCTGTGCACCCGGCCAGTCCATGTTCTTAACAAACAGGTCGCCCGCGACTGTCCACAACTGCGGGTTACCCTGCAACAGTTGCGCCATCGCCTCAAGAGCCTCTTGGCGCTTGGTAGCATAGCCCGGACCAGTTGCAACCACTACGTCGTACTTGCCAACAGACGGGTTGTAGATCTTGTCGATCACAATCCCTTCTTGATTCTGGATCTTACGCACAGGTTCCTGCTGCGTAGGGTCAATTTTGACCATCTTCGTCTCGCCATCAATCCCGATAATCCGGGCGATGCGCTGCGTGTCGTAGATTTTCGGGATTAACTCAACACATTGCCGGCCAACGTAGCGAACAGCCCGTGCTAGGTTGTCTTGGTAGTGGTAAGTGCCTACATCGCCCTCACGTTGGCGGGCCAAAATAGCCCTACCGGAACGCTCGTTGGATTGCTGCCCTAGACTAGCGTTGTACTGCCCGGTAGCAGACTTAATGTCTTCCGATGCGCCCAATTTGGCTTGCATCAGACCAGATGACGCCATCGGAGGCTGTGCGCGTTGCGGTAACGGCAGAATCGCACCCTGGCCGTCCGTTACATCTGGGTTGACCTCCAAATAAGGCCAGTTATTGGTGTTGGCGGTCTTCCATTGGGACTCGTAGCCCTCAAACTGACCGCCATAACCAATAAAGGGGGCCTTTGGAGCTAGCGCCAGCATTTCTGCCTCTTGGCTAGTCCAATAGTTGTACATCCGTTGGGCATCTTTGGCGTTACGCACCAGCCCGCTGATGTAAATGCGGCCCTCAACCTCGTATTCGTTACCAATTACCCGCACAACAGGGATGCAACTACCGGCCCACTCCTGCTCTTCAAGGATTTCGTAGCCGTTGATCTTGCACCACTTGATTTTCTTAATATCCGCTTCGCGCGACTTCTTAGGTTTCCCGTAAACCGCCTTTAACTGCTTGTCTTCTGGCGTTCCCTCAAACGCAGTCACGTTGCCGGGGTACAAATTCAGCGTTTTGCGCTCGTAATCGCAGTAAAAATACTCTGCAATCCGAATCGTGTTGGTATTGAGCCATTGGCTCAAGTTCTGGTCACCAACACCAAGCGTTTCCAACGTAGAAAGCGGCGACGCATTCGGGAAAAGCCGGTGGTATTCGTCTTGGCTCAAGTCCTCGGTGATAAAACACCACTTCGCGTCCGAGCCGCACGGATCTTGAATCAACGGGTCCATGTAGACCGAGAAGCTATTGCGAACGCGGGCGATCTTGATGTCTTGGTCAAACGTATCGTCGTCGCAATACTCGGTCAGAATGCGAATGTAGCCCTCGCCATAGGCGACTTGGTTCTCGCAAGCCGTGTCGTATGCCACATCCGCATCCGAGATGTACTCAATATGCCGGATCATGCCGTTGTAAATTTCGGCAACCTCAACATCAGCGTTGTCATCAACCGGAATAACTTTGACGCTAGGGCGGTTCTGGCGTTGGTCGTTGGTAATCTGATGTACGTGCTGCGGCAGCTTGTTTATAGTCAAGCATGGCCGCGCGTTAATCGTCTGCCCTTGCACCGCACCGCGGGTTGCCAGCACATCGGCGGGCCATTGCCATTGGTTATCGGGCGAGCCAGCGTAAAACCGCAGGTCGTCTAGCTCATCTTCCCGACTCTCGGAATACGCCGAGATTGCCATTGACAGGCGATCCCGCGCTGTTGACAGCACATCCGAGTCGCTCTTGAGTGGTTTGCCACCCAGTGCGACGTTGCCAACAGCGTTAATCCCGGTGTAATCGCTCACTTTTTCTTTGCCGTCTTTGCAGACTCTTTGAAGTCTTTAGCGGTTGGCGCATTTTTGCTGCCAACTTTGTTCATCTTCTCGCCAGAACCAGCAGCGATACGTGCCTGTTTCGCATGGATATTGGCATAAAGTCCGGGCTTACTCATTTCTTTTTCGCCGCTTCACGCTTGGTAGCGTAGGCAATCGCTACCGCTTGCTTGACCGGCTTACCGGCTTTTACTTCAGTCTTGATGTTTTCTTTGAACGCTTTAGGAGAAGCAGACTTTTTGAGCATTTATGCACCCATCCAAGATCCAGACATTGTAGACCCACTAGACCGCAAGGTTCTAGGTGGCTCTTTGTATTCTCGATGCGCCACAGGGTAAGCAAAGGTTACGGCCAACGCATCAGCCGCATCGGGACTCGCTAAACCCCTAGACTTCATCTCCTTCTTTCCCTCAAGGAAAATCGTACCCGCGCTGTTGGGCTTTTTCATCGGGCCAACCAGATCTGCCTTTAACTGCCGATCCTTTGGAATACTCGCAGACCGCAACCAGTCCCGCATAGCACCCCACATCTCTGCCCGCTTATTGCCCCACATCACCGGGTTTTTGGCTTTCCAGCCAAAATTGACCCCTCGCACCTTATACCTTTGTTCAACCAATCGGTCAAGTATTCCATACCCCAATCCACCTTCGTCAATCACCGTCAACGTGGGCTTGTACTCCTCAATCGCGTCAATGACATTGCCAACGGTCGTCATCGTATCGTCGCCCCTAAACCGCTTTATCGCAACAATGTCGCGTCCTTGGCGCACCACAATCACCGTTGAATCCAATCCTCCTCGCGCCGGATCAACACCAATGACAATCGGCGCGGTCTGATCCTTGTATTTTTCCCGCTCCATCGCATCATCCACCAGTCGCGGTCCAATGAACTGGTCGTCCCCACTAGCTGGAAACTCCCCGTATACCTCCACCCGCGCTTGAGGTGAATCCTCGCCATACTCGGCGATGATCTGCTCATAAGTATTCTTGTCCGTCCCCTCAACCTCCCTGGCATCAATCTGCCGCCCCTTCCAAAAATCCCGCTTGCCATGAAATGTCTCAAAGAAGTACCCACTATTTCTCCTTGGGTTACTAAACGCAAACCAATAGCGATCTAGGATGTTCTCGGTAAAGAACCCCGCACCCACCGCCCAGATCGGGTCCGGTATCCCCGACGCCTCGTCAAAGATCAACATCATCCCGTCGTGGTTGTGAACCCCGGCGTAGGCGTCCGGGTTCTCTTCACTCCAGAGCTTACCCTCTGCTGCCCAGTAGCGCGTACCTTTTTTAAGATCCCGCTCAACCAGTTCCGTTAGCCACGCCGCCGGTACGATCTTAGTCGCGCTGATCTCCCACCAATGGCTGTTGATGATCATAGCTTGCCACTTGGTCAACTCGCCCCAGGTCACCGAGCGCAGCTGACTCTCGCTGTTCGCAGACACAATCACCGTTGAACCAATCCTAGTGGTCAACATCCACAGGATCAGCCAACTCACCAGCGCGGACTTTCCAATCCCCCGCCCGCTCGAGACCGCCTCGCGCAGCGTCTGCATATTAACCTGGTCTTGGTTCTCCTTGATGTGATTGGCAATATCTCGCAGGATCTCGCGCTGCCACTTCCTCGGCCCGCTGAACTTTGCTAACGGCGTGTTCGCCTGACCCCACGGGAACGCAAACAACACGAACGCCTCTGGGTTGTCAGCAACCGCCGGCGACCAGAGCTTGGTCATCAGGATTTGTTCGTCTTCGGCGCTGTACTTGGTTTTTTGCATGGTTATCCCTTAAACCGCTTCCCAGAGCGACTTCTGCCCACGCAGAAGTTCGTCAGTATCAATCCTTGGTCTGCTCTTGACGTTCCAGTTGCCGCCGCCACGCTCGCCAACACAATTCCATCCAGACGCCTTCAGACTAGCGCCACCCTCTGCCGGTAGCGTGTAGGTAATCAACCTTCTGTACCCCAACGCTTTCGCCGCACGCCAAGCCGCACCGTACAGCATTGAACAAGCGTTCTTGGTTCCGTCCGTACAACATCGGTTTACCTCAAGCACCCAACCGTTATCCAAATGCCTGGATACCGGCCTACCAACAATCGCCACGCCAACCACCTTATCGCCATCACTCACCGCAATTGAAAACTTATGCCCGACCACCGGATTGTGATGCCGATGGTGTATCTCAACAAAGGCGTTGGCCTCTTCAAGCGAGATCGGCGTGATTGATAAAGACATTTTTCAAAAAATAAAAAAAATTCTTGCGGGGCCACCGTTACCGTGACCGGTCGCCCGCCGGCCCTACCCGGCCCCCTCGGCGCGTAGGGGAAAACCCTCGGTCGGACCGTCGGGGCCTGAACTTTGACCTTTAAACCGTTGATTTCATTGGACTTTTGCCATCAGCGCTGCGACGCATTGGAATGATGGCGGAGGATGCGTCCGCCATCGGCCTAGGATTCATGCGGGTTTGCGGGGTGTTTTGCATCAATACATACCTTCTCACTTACCGTAACCGCATCCGTAACAGCCGTAACAGGCTCCGTTACGGTCAGTAACGGCGTATCCATCTCAATGATCTCGGCCTCGATCAAGCGTGCTTGCGCCTGGGCGAGTGCGTCGGTGATGCTGATGTTGCCGCTCAGTTCGATCTGGCGCGGTGCTTCGGTCCAGCGCATCTGCGTCTTCGTCCACCAGATGAGCGACGCTACGTCGCCGGCCATCGCCTTCTGAAACAGCGTCTTACCGATCCCGGCGCTCGCCTTCGCCCTGCCGCGCTCAAGCTCGGTCATGAAGTACTTGCGTAGCGTCGTCGTATTTATGCCATCGCCAATCAACGGCGCAATGTGATGCTCAGCCACTCCCCAGTTCGCCAGCTTCTCAACCATCTCTCGATCCTTATCATTCGGCTCAAACGGATTCCGACCTGCGTTTGGACGAGCGCCTCCATTCTTCTTCTTTTCTTGAACTGAATTTTCAGTTTTCGCCATTTCCCAATTTTCCCCTCAAGGTGAAACCTTTGCGTAACGTAACGCCCCGCATCGTACCGTAACACCGTAACACCCTAAAGGGTGTGTTACGTTACGTTACGGTAAACTCGCCTTTGCCGCCGTAACAATGTTACGCCATGTTACGGCGTGTTACGGTTGTTACGGACTAACTTTTAGAATGAGTTTAGACCCCAAGACTGTATCTTTAACCAGCCATCCTTTATCGTGCTTGCCTAAAATTTCAGCATCCGTCAGATCCCTGATGATCATCCCCGGTCTTGCCGATGCCTTGAGGTGCTGGTCAACCGAGTTGGCTTTGACGCCTTGCTCTAACAGAAACGTCTTAAACGCCTCCCTGCTGACGTAGGGCATTTCATCCACAACTTTCGCACCGCCAACGAACCAAGCGCGTTCCAAGTTGGTTTTGTGTTCTGCTAGTTTGTCCTCCTTAGGAGTAGGCATCCGAAGGTCGCCCTCGGCAAACATCTCAAACACCGCCCCAGGCAGCGGCATCCCATCTTCGTCCTGCCAACCCAGATCAACTGGGCTTAGACATCCGAACAAGTCCGCTGGCTCTGGCGCATCTTTCTGCTTGGTGCAAGACACGACGATCTCATGCGTCTTGCCATGAACCAAAATGCTCGCATCCAGTGCCCCGCGCCACGCGCTAGAACCGCGCGCACGCTGTTTGGCTTCGTTACTGTGGCCTAAGTGATGGATCAGCATGGTCGTGGCGCTGAGAGCCATTGAGACCACGTTACAGGCATTGATCATCGCCCTTGAGTCTTTGGCCGAGTTCTCGTCTCCTGACATATGGTTATTCAAGGTGTCGATGTTGACTAACGCAACTGGTTCCGAGGTCAACGCCCGGACTGCCGCGATCACCTGAGTGGCAGCGCCGGGGCCGTCCATGTCAATGGCCTTGTTGCTGATTAGCAAGTTGTCCAGACTGGTCACGTTGTTACGTTTGCACCAGCTTGCGATACGCTGGCGCATACCGTAGTTACCCTCACCGGCTAGATACACCACGATGCCGGGCTTGGTTCTAATTCCGTGCCAGTCGATCCCGCTGGCGATACAACAAGCCATGTCCAGCGCAACGAACGTCTTACCTACCCCAGACTCGCCATACATCATCGTTGTGGCGTATGCCGGAAGCCATCCCTTCACAATCCACGGCACAGGGCTTGGTTGGCCCAAGAAGCTCGTCGCACGGGTCAGGAAGTAGTCTCGTGTTTCCTCTTGCGTAAAAAGCGTGTCAAGGGCCGCAGAACCGAGCGCGTTACTAGCTGCAACGTCTGCGTCTGGTTCGTACCGCGTGACTGACCTTGCAATCTGCTTGATCTCGCTTGATGGTAATGGGATTTCGCAACGTGTCTCATTAGCAACACTAATCGCGGCCAAGATCTCCGCTTCAGTCATCCCAAACGAGCGCATCGCACCGGCCAAACTGGTCAAGCCATCGTTACGGTTACCTTGGATCAAATCGCCGTTGGTTGTGGGCGCGACTTTGCGCTGCCCAAGGAGCGGCAACCAATGGGTTGGTATTTCGGTTGGCGCTACACCGTCCAACGGATCGCTAGATGCTTCCCACTCGTAGGCGCGGTTCTCGATTGTGGACGGGTAAACGATGAAGTACCTGCCATCGGCCAGCAGGTCTATCCCATCGGCCAGCTTGCAGGATCGGATGCCGTCCACGTGCTTGGCAACGTAATGCTGCCCGCCACCGGCGGTCATCGCCATCACGCCATCAGGGATCTGGCCGTGATCAGAGAGCCATTGCTCCCAACTAGCGTCGCCGCCGTTGCGTGGGTCAATGTCAAACACCACGATACCGCTTGCGCTGCCACAAGCAATACCGACGTTCAAGTTAGGGTTCTGACCCCACCAACGCTGGATCTGGGCCGGGTCTGTCGTTGCATCGTTGACCCCATGGGCGGTGGCTGGAACCTTGCCGTTTGGCACTACTGGTAGTACTCGCCAACCCCATGAGGCGTAAGTCAGGGCGGCTTCAATCTTGTTCATGATCTGCACGCAGCTTTCCCTCGGTTTTAACTTCGATCTCGTACTGTCGCGCCATCGGCGGGCGTTCACCCCACCTGTAGATCACCTGCGGCCATATCCCAAGCGCATCGGCGAGCTTTTTCAGCCCGCCAAAGTGCTTGATCGCTTCCTCTGTTGTCACTTTTTCTCCTTGGGTTGAAACTTTCTGTTGACACTCTACGTGGAAACCGTTAATCTAGCAACAACTGCACAACCGGATGGCCCGAATGTGCGGTTCCAACCAAGGAGTAATCATGATTGAACCGAAAGAAGATCCCCCCTGGGTCATTGTGCTGGCGTCAATAGCAGTTGGCGCATCTGCTGCCATCTGTTTGTTTCTTGCGTTAAGTGGAGGCATCTGATGGCAATTTTATTGAAGAGGACAAAGGAGGCCACCGCGCAAGCGGTCAAGCTTCTGGTCTACGGTCAAGCAGGTGCGGGTAAGACCAGTCTTATCCCAACCTTACCAACGCCGGTCATTTTGAGTGCCGAAGGCGGTTTGCTATCGATTGCAGATACTAACTTGCCGTTCATTGAGATCACGAGCATGGATGATCTTAGGGAAGCTTACAAGTGGCTGACTAGCAGCACCGAAGCGGCAGAGTTTGAGTCGGTGGCGCTTGACAGCATCTCGGAAATCGCCGAGGTGGTGCTGAACGCGGAGAAGAAGATCAACAAAGATCCACGCGCTGCTTACGGCGCGATGCAAGAGCAGATGGCCGACATCATTCGAGGCTTTCGTGACTTGCCCGGTAAGCACGTCTATATGTCGGCAAAATTGGAAAAGACTCAGGACGAGATGGGCCGCGTGTTGTATGCGCCCTCTATGCCGGGTAACAAGACCGGCCAGTCGCTGCCCTACTTCTTTGACGAGGTGCTGGCTTTGCGGGTGGAGAAGGATGCCGAAGGGATGACCCGCCGCGCTTTGATGACCGATGGCGATGGGTTGTGGCTTGCCAAGGACCGCAGCGGCAAACTTGATGTTTGGGAAGACGCCGATCTCGGCGACATCATTAAGAAAATTGGAGGTGCGTGATGGAGATACACGATTTTTTTGCGGCAGCAGCGTTGATCGGTTTAATCATCCGCAACGAAAACTGTCCCGATGAAAGCGCTGCCCACCAACGGTACATAGCTAAGTTGGCTTTTGAGTATGCCGAAGAAATGGTGACTAGAAAATTTGAAATCTTGGAGGAAGAACAATGAGAATCTTTGATGACATCACGCTGGACGAACTTGCCGAGCGTTGGATTGGCTACAAGGAAGCCGAGAAGGTTGCCGTTGAGAAACGGCGCGAGATTGAAGACCAGATTGCCGAAAAGGTTCAGTTTCCCGAGACGTTTGAAGGGACTGAGAACGTGGTGCAAGTCGGGTCACCTTTCGCTATTAAGATTGAAGGTCGAGTTAACCGGACGGTCAACGCTGACAAGTTGCTGGTCATCGCCCATGAGACGGGGAGTGAAGAGCATCTGTCCACGGTGTTCCGCTGGAAACCCGAGATCAATATGACCGTCTGGAAAGCAACGGACGAGTCAATCACCAAACCGTTTGCGGCAGCGATTACTGCCAAGCCCGGTCGCCCATCGTTCACCATCACAAGGAAGTGAAATGCTTTTAGACGAAACTTTTGACGTTGCCTCGCTACCTCAGTCGGAGCGCAACTTTGAACCACTGCCCGCTGGCTGGTACACCGCAACAATCTCTAACGCAGAAGTGATGCCAACGAAGATGGGCAACGGCAAATACATCAAGATCCGTTATGACATCCAAGGCCCAACTCACCAGGGCCGCGTGGTGTTTGGCAACTTGAATGTACGCAACCCCAACCCAAAAGCCGAGGAGATTGGCCGGCAACAGCTCGGCGAGATCATGCGGGCGATTGGCTTGACATCTCTTAAGGATACGGACCAGATGATTGGCGGCAACCTGTCAATCAAGTTGGATATTCGGATCTCGGAGCAGTACGGCAACAGCAACGAGGTTAAAGGGTTCAAGTCGTTGTCAGGCGGTGCTGCACCTGCACCAAAGGCTGCACTAACGGCTCCGGTTGCGGGCGTGAAGGCCGCGCCACCGTGGGCCAAGAAGTAACAGGCAAAAAAAATGCCCCGGTGGAGTGCCGGGGCAAATCGATACCAAGGAGAGCACACGAGATGAAAATACCTGACGCTCAGTATAGCATCCCCGAGTTAATTGACCAGCACCACGCCAGCAAACCAGAAAGGCCACGCGCCCATCTTGGCGCAAGCCAGCTTGGTCACGCTTGCGACCGTTGGCTATGGCTGTCGTTCCGCTGGGCGGTGGCAAGTAAGTTTGAAGGCCGCGTGTTGCGTATGTTCCGACGCGGGCAAAACGAAGAGGCCACGATTAAGGATGATTTACAGGCCATTGGCATTCAGTTTAAGCCTGGGCGCGCGCAAGAGCGCGTGGACTTTGGTTGTCACATTAGCGGGAGCATAGATGACATTGCCTTATCTGGAGTGCCGGGAGCGCCACAAAAGAAACACGTTTGTGAGTACAAAACCCACAATAAAAAATCGTTTGAACAAGTCGAAGACAAGGGTGTGGAACGCGCAAAATTTGATCACTTTGTGCAAATGCAGTCTTATATGCACGGCACTGGTATTGACCGCGCGTTGTATGTGGCTGTCTGCAAAGATGACGACAGGATATACACCGAAAGAGTGGAGTACGACAAAGGCGTTGCCGAAAACGCAATAGCCCGTGGCAAGCGCATCGCCTTGTCAGACCGGATGCCCGAGCCTTTAAGCGCAGACCCTAGCTGGTATCAATGCAAGTGGTGTGCCGCGCATGAGTTCTGCCACGGCGACCGCCTGACAAAAGAAGTTAACTGCCGCACCTGCGCCCATAGTACGGCTACTGAGGATTCCAAGTGGATCTGCGAGCGCCACGCTGGTAACGAGATTCCTGTTGAATGGCAGCACGAGGGTTGTGGCTCCCATGTTCTACACCCCGATATGGTCCCGTGGCAGCGCAAAGAAGCCGGTGACGAGTGGCAGACCATTTATGTCATCAACGGCAAGGAAGTGGTGAACGGCGAGCCAGGTGATGTCGTGTACGGGTCTAAGGAGTTGGTTGCTAACGCTGCCGCTTGCGCTGAGTCTGACGAAGGGATGATTGAGTTTCGTAAGATGTTTGATGCGCGGGTAGTTGGATGATCCTTCGTGACTACCAGCAGCGGGCCATAGATGACCTGTACAACTGGTTTCTTGCTGGCTATTTGGGTAATCCTTGCCTGGTTTTGCCAACAGGATCAGGCAAGAGCCACATCGTGGCGGCTATTTGCGAAGACGCGCTGACCAAATGGCCTGAGACTCGCATCTTGATGCTTACCCACGTCAAGGAGTTGATTGAGCAGAACGCCGAGAAGATGTACGCACATTGGCCGGACGCTCCGCTTGGTATCTATAGCGCGGGTATAGGGCGGCGTGAGTTACACCAGCCGATCACGTTTGCCGGCATCCAATCGGTGCGGGACAAGGCATCGCAAATTGACCACGTTGATCTGGTGATTATTGACGAGTGCCATCTGGTTAATCACAAGGACACAGGCGGTTACCGCGATCTGCTGCGCCAACTTCAACGCATCAACCCTAACCTTCGGGTCATTGGCCTGACCGCCACCCCGTACCGACTAGGCCACGGCATGATTACGGATGAGCCGGCGATCTTCAACGCACTAATTGAACCAGTAACGATTGAAGAGTTGATCTTTAAGAAGCATCTTGCCCCGCTGCGCTCCAAAGTAACCACAACCAAACTTGATACCAATGGCGTTGCTAAGCGCGGCGGCGAGTTTGTTGAAGGGGAGCTACAGAAGGCGGTCAACACCAAAGATCAAAACGTGCGCGTGGTCAGCGAGGTCATTGCGCTGGCCGAAGATCGGCAGCATTGGTTGTTCTTTTGTACCGGCGTATCTCACGCCCAGAACGTTTGTGAGATTTTGAATTACTGGGGCATACCGTCTAAGTGCGTGACTGGAGACACGACCAAGAAAGAACGCGAGAAGATTATTGATGAATTTAAGACCGGAAAAATCAAGGCGTTGACTAACGCCAACGTGCTGACCACGGGGTTTGATTACCCAGATATTGACCTGATAGCCATGCTGCGCCCAACGATGTCCCCTGGCTTGTACATCCAGATGGCCGGTCGAGGAATGCGGCCTAAGAGCCACACCGATCATTGTTTGGTGTTGGATTTTGCCAAGGTGGTTGCAACGCACGGCCCGATCACTAACGTCCAACCTCCCAAAAAAGGAGGATCTGGTGACGGTGTAGCCCCGGTAAAGGTATGCGACAACTGCAACGAGATCTGTGCTTTGGCGGTGCGCGTATGCCCCGCTTGCGGGACGGATTTTCCCGTCGTTGAGCCTAAGAAACTAAAGCTACAGTATGACGACATTATGGGGAACAACGGGACCGAGATGGCGGTCACCGACTGGTCTTGGCGGCGGCACGTTAGTCAGGCCAGCGGCAAATTGATGGTATCAATCACTTACTACGGTGGTCTAAGCGATTCGCCTATCACCGAATATCTTCCCATATTGCATTCTGGGTTTGCCGGTGAGAAGGCGTTGGGTACGTTGTACTACATCGCCAACAAAGCCCAAGCGGTACTGAACCAGATCAATGAAGTGGCTGAGTCAGACGCGGTTGATTATGTTGTGGCGCAGATGAACCAAGGGTTTCACCCAGTATCCATTGAGTACAAACGCGATGGAAAATTCTACCGAGTGGTGAGTAGGAAATGGTGATGCCAACAGAGCATGAAGAGCAACGTGACCTGGTGCGTTGGTTTCGCCAGACGTATCCAGACGTTCGCATCTTTGCCATTCCAAACGGGGAAAAGCGCAGCATCAGCGTGGCGGCAAGGCTCAAAACTGAAGGCGTTAGCGCCGGGGTTCCTGACCTGTTTGTGCCGTCGTGGGGTTTGTGGATTGAGATGAAACGTCAGAAAGGAGGTGTGTTAAGACCAGAACAGAAGGATTGGATTGAATACCTACAAGGCTGTGGGCATCGGGTCATTGTGGGGTATGGATTTGACGATGCCAAAACCAAAATCGGAGAGCAGAAGTGACTAAGAAACAAAAACCAGAGTTCAAAGTAAATTTCAGTCTTACTGAAATGCTTCAAAGATTTACTGACTACGCGCTAGAACCCGTATTTAGGTTGCCCAACAGCGAGCAAATCGTAGTACCACACTTCATTGAGCCGCACAAATGGGTGGGATTGGGTGTAGTCACCTACACAACCGAAGAGTTGCTCAACTCCCGTGCGGTCCCAGAGCTTCAATGCCTGTGGTCAAGGCCGTGGACAGAGAAGATTATTTTCCAAGGTAAAGATCGTTTGTTTAGCAGTTCAGAACTCAAAATCTTGATAAAGGCACGGCTATGAGCAAAACAGAAGCATGGCGCAAATGGCGGTCTGTATTTCACAAGAATATCCCCATTGGAAGTTATGACCCAAGGGAGGCAACTATGTGGGATGCTTGGGAGGCGGCGTGGGATGAAGCAACCAAGCAATCTCAAGTTGAGATTAACCATCTTAAAGAGCAGTTGCTGCGAGCTAACACCAATGATGGTGCGTACAAAGCGGCGTTCTTAGCTGGTCAGATGGCGGCAAGGGGTGGATCGTGGAAGTGAAGTGTTGTAACGGCAACTGCAACCAAGGACGCGACTGCCCCTATCAAAACGTCAATTGCCAGCAATGCCAAGTAAACCCTGCAAGCCACAAGGTTCCTTTATCAAGCGGCAAAGGGTTTAGATGGAAATGCGAAGCTTGTTTTAAGCGTCTACACACAAGCGGCTTTAAGGACAAGATCGCATGATCAAGTACGGCATCCTTGACGACGAGGGCAACGTCGTCCGGTGGGTCTGGCATATGCCGCCATACCCGCACATCGTCCAAAAAATCAAACGCCAGCGTAAACCAAAGCTGGATCTATCTAACGTACCAGACGCACTATTTTGAGGTGAATATGAGCCAAAAGAAGGTTCTGGATTATTTAAGTGAACACGGGGAGATGACTAGAAAAGAAATGAACATACCGGGCGTAACGCCCAAAGCATTATTTGGGATATTGAACCGTTTGTGCGCCAATGGTTCTGTCTCCAAACGTGAAGTTGGAGAAGAAAACAGAAAGTATTTTGTGTTCAACATCGGCCCTTCTCCAATAGAGCCAGAGTATTCGTATATCCTTAGAAACTTACCAAGAAAGGAATTGCATGGCTAACTTTGAAACGTGGCAGTACCAAAACCTTGTGCAGTTTGCCAAGGAAGCGACCAAGCGCATGAACTTGCTGAATGCGGAGGTTGAGGCGCTAAACGCCGATCTAAAAGCGGCGATTAACGCCTACCGCGACTTACTTCGCCGCGACACCCTTGGATTTCTCGAAACTTCGCATACCACCGAAGCCGAGAAGACCAGCAAGTAGAGTCATCAATTGCTCAACCTGAAGGTCTGGCGGTGCGGCCAGACCCTTCGGGATTAGGTCAACGCCCTGCCCAAACGCCCAGATCCATTGCATCAGGGGGTAGCCTAAGAACTGGTAAGCCAAGCCAGCAACCCCAACCCAACCCACAGCAGGACGCCAGCCAGAGACAAATACGCTAGTAGACGCCGCTTCGATCTTGTTGATGTCCACTTGCGCGAGGTCTGTAGCTTGGTCGATACGCTTCTCTTCAAGGTCGAGCTTGCGGTCTTCCAACGCCATCTGAAGGCGTTCTTTGTCTGTCGTAATGAGGTCGCCCGCGACCTTGCCCACGCCTTCAATGATACTTCCTATTCCAATAAGATCCATTACTTGAGTCCTGCGAGGGTGCGGTTGAGCCAGCCAAGAAGGAACTTGGACTGGGTACGATTTTTGTTGCAGATGTCAGCGTAGCGCGTGATCTTCGCCAGCGCGTAGGCTTTTTTGAAGGCTTCAGGTTCAACATTGTTAAACTTCTGCAAGGTCTTGTCGCCAACCGATCCGTCTGGCGTAGCGCCTACGATCAACTGCGCCAGCTTGACTGCGACTTTGATGCCGGTGTTTACGCCGAAGTTGAAGATGTTTTCTGCAACAACTTGCTGCGTAATTTCATCCCCTCGTACACGATCCCAAAACTCAACTTTATAAAAGTTTCGCACCATCCCAGTAAGGAGTGGATTGTCGATAGCACCATGGTCAATGAGGTTCCAACCGGGCCAGTTAGGATTTGGGTTGCGTGCAATTCCTGCATAAGTCATTCCCCCGGTATCACCCGGAACAGTGTGTAAAACATAACCGCCTTCATCGACGATCATTTTCTCAAAAGCTGGATTGAAGTCAGCCATCACTTCACCTTTTGTTCAAGGATCACAATGCGTTCACGGTTTAGGTGAATAAGTTCTCGATTCTCACCAATCTGCTTTTCCAAATCTTGGCGCAACTTTTCCCGAGCCAGTTCTGCGCCGCTGTTGGCGGCTTGCTTGTTGTCGCTGGTGACCACAAGGCTGATCTTGGCGTTGAGAACCGTCACATCGTGTGTGATCTTGTCCAACGCGCTCATCAGGTAGACAACGCAGGTAAACAGAATCGGTAAGACGGCAAACGCGGTCTTCTCAATCAACTGCGACTTGGCTTCCAACTTTTCAGTCATAGTTTGCTCACATCAATAAGTTGACCACGGAAGTTGATGATACCTTCTGCGTGCTTGCTGACTAGCTCCGGCCAGAGCGGTTTGCTGTCTTTCATCGTTATGACGGCAAACCCGCTGCGCCAGTTGACGGGGCCGTCTTCAAGGTAGTCTATAAACTGCGGCCCATCAATCTCAGCAAGCGTACCAGTATCTACACCCCATCGAGTCCCATTATAGTCCCCAAACGGCGTGACCTTGAGACTGTGTAAATGGCCGGTGATAGTCGTGACCCCAGAATTTACGGTGTTGTTGTGGGTAGCGTGAACGCCGCCCTTGTATCTATGCTTGACTACTACATTATCGGACAGCCAACAAGACCAGCACGGATGCCACTTGGGGAAATGGTCTTTAAGTGCCGTGCCGCCGACCCCTTCAAATTGCGGTGCGGCCTCTGATAGACGCGATTCAAAGCGCGAATCGTGGTTACCTAGCGGCCAGATCAATTGGGTATGATGGCGGGCCTTTTCGCAAGCATCCTCAATCTCTTTGAGCGCGGCTTGGCACGCTTCTAGCTCCTGCTTCACGTTTGGGACCGCGCTCCAATTTATTCTAGCGTGTCTGCTGATCGAACTTCCATCAAAAATATCGCCGTTGGCTATGACAACGTGCGGTTTAAGTTCGTTTATCGCCCACAGAAGGCCTTTGAAGGCGGTTGTGCGGATACCGGGCCAGAAGTGGGCGTCAGAGAAGATGATGGCGATGCCATCAGTCAAGCCAGCTTCATGTCTGGCTTTTTGGATGTGGATTGGTTTGCCAACCGCAAGGTTGACTTTTAATTTGTTTTCTAAAGAACGGCGTCGAGAATGAACACGACGCTCAGAAATGCCTGTTATATTGGCTAGTTTGACTGGTGATTTATGCTCTTCCCACAACCGCAAGAACTCTTCATCTGTGATTTTTGATGGCTTCATTCTTCATCCTTGTAGAATGACCACACCAAATAGCACAGTTTTGTTGCGGCGGGGTGACCCCCCGAGGTTATCGGGGGGCCAGATCATTACTCGTCGGTCTGTTCGTCAACCTCTTCGGCTTCAACTTCTTCCACTTCTTCATCTTCAGCGTGGGCTTGGAAGAGCGCGTCGGCGGTTGAAGAGAAAAGCGAAGACAAGGTGAACTCGTTGATGTTCGATGCTTTGGCAACAAGGAACGCCACCGAGAACAGAGCGTTCAGGGCATCAACTGGCTCAGAGTCATTGATCGCGTCAAGAATGTCGTCTTTCATGTCAGGCTCCAAAAAAAGGAATCTTCAGTTTACTAACTAACCGTGACCGTTTAGTGACCCCTAGTCAGTATGGTCAGCAACAACAGGATGATTGACCCGCAGCCGGTGACCAAGATCTGCTCTAGTCGCTTGATCCGGGCGTGGATACCGCGCGTTTCTTTTTCAATACCTTCGTATCGGATCGCGCAGATGTCAACGTGGGCGTCAATTTTGTGATCAACTTCAGATAATGTAACCATCATGGGACCAATTTGTTTTGGTTGGTGGGTGCGAGAGCGTTGAAGGTTGCGGCTTCTTTAGCTTGTTTTTTGGTTCTGTAGTCTTGACGTAGTTCCGCAACGGTTTTGGCGCCAGGAACACGCAAAGCAATATTTTCTAGCCCACGCATCAACGCGCTAGCGGTGTTGGAATAGTTGACCGCCCCTAGTTGTTTGACCATTGCGTCCTTGACCGTATCGCGTAGGTCAAGAATTTGCTCGCGGCCATCTTTACCAAACAACTCAGTCAACTTGTCTTCTTTTTCAAGTTTGTCAACAGCTTTACGGAAACTGTCAAACTTGGTCACACCATTAACGCCGGTTGCCTGACCTTTGAGCCATTGGACCGTCTGGCCTTTTAGTTCATTAATTGCTTGTTCGCCTTCGGGGCCAGCACGTTTGAGCAACGAAGTAATGTGTTGAATGTCTTCTTTTGAACTGCCAAGCACCACGTTATCAAATACGTCAGACAACCGGACAAGCCGATCCTCGCCTTTGCTGCCAACCAGTTTGGCAACTGCTCTAACGTCATCAAACTCTTTGGAAAATTGGCGACGAGCAGCGCGAGCCTCTTTGTACAGATCCCCTCCCGCGCCTTCGGTTGATTGATCTATTAAATTTTTAAGTTCTTTGCCGTAATTTGAGTTGGGCGTCCCTGGCTGCGCTTTTTTGCCGATGTTCTGATACACATCTTCAAGCGCCCGAATGGAAATGTTGCCGGTATTTTTTGGATCGTTGATCTTGAGTTGCTCAAGCGTATCTTGCAAAATCGGAGCAAGCGACGTTCTGGTTGTAGGCGTTTGCTTGTTGATGTAGTCTTTCAAGCTTTGATAGGGAACCTCTTGCAAAGTCTCGCCAGCGTTGTCTGCCGCGTTGTACTTGCTACGATAATTTGCAATTGACTTCTCGTACTCTGCCATTAAAGGCTTATCAACAAGTTTGCCAACATCACGCAGGTAGATTGGATCAGCATCAGCTACGGTTGAGCCGGTGGCTTCGGTCAGTCTTTGGAACTGGCGACCGATTGCTTCTTGTTGCTGTTGCTTTAGATTGGTCAGCGGGGCTACCAACTGAGGCTTGTTGGACTTGAGCAAATCTTGCTCAAGTTGCTGTTGCGCCAGACTTTGGGTTTGCTCGCCTTTGGTCAGCGGGATGCCCTGACGTTGAGCGCGTTCTGCCCGCAACAATGCTTCTTGCGTCAACGCTGCGCCACCACCAGACATCTGTGGTTCTGGCGCCCGTACCAAAGCGTTTTGTACAGTTTGAGCTACACGTTGTGCTGCTGGTGCAGATCGAGCGGCAAGAGCGTTTACGCCTTGTGCAACCTGTCCTGCCTGACCAACAGCGGGTATAAACGCAGGAATGCCAGAAGTTAGTTGGCCCAAAGAACGAAGATATTCCTGACCGCTTTCGGTGCGTGGCACATATGTCCCCGCTTCCATCACGCTTTCCATTGCCTTGACGTTTGGGCCTTGACCTAACCTGCCGCCCAAGATGCCAGCAATTGCCCCAACAGGCATTGCAACCGCACCTGTTATCGTAGACAACGCTGCTTCTGGAATGCCAAGCAACCGATCTGCCATAGATGGTTCTTGATATTTTGGCTGCGGCACTGCGCTGGGGATGTCGGCGGCACTAGGTACGCGCATCCGTTTAATTTCAGCGGCCAGCATTTTTGCCGCTTCAACGTCCCCCGCAGCGTCAGCGTTTACTAACGCTTTACCAAGTTGTTCAATGGTAGCCATTATCCACCGTATTTTTTAACAAGATCGTCTACAGCGGGGTTAGATTTTGTTGTTGACTGCCCACGAGGCTCAAAGTTTTTAATTTCTTTAGCGCCTGGGCCAGCTTGGATTTCCATTGCTCGGATGGCAGTCTGCCTAGCTTGTTTCTTTTGAGCCAAAACGGCATCGCTGTCGCCGCGTTGCGGGAAATATTTTTGATCTTCCCTTGCAAATTCATCTTGACCAATCGCCGCGCCGGATTCTTTGCGAAGGATTGCGGTGATAAAATTATTTTTTGCCTGTTGAACTTGCTGTTGTTCTGGACTTGCAGTCAAAAGGTTGACCGCTGTTCCTATGCCATACGGAGCGCCAGCGCCAACGGCAGATTTGTCAACTCCAGCCTTAGCAAGATCTTCAAGTACGGAATTTGCTTCTTTCATTCGTATGCCATAGGCAACAGAATTACCTTGAGCTTCATTAAGAGGCTTGCCGGATTCCAACGGTTTGCCGCCAACAGTAATAGGAGTTGCTTTGCCAGAACGCTTGTCAACCGCAACGAAAACCCCGTCAGCTTCTTTGATTTCTTTTTCTGGATTGTCAACTTTCCATTGTTCAAGCTTTTGCCGATCAGACGCAAGTTTTGCGTTAAATCTAGCAATTCTTTCTTGTTCAAGATTAGATCTAGCAGTTTCTGCTGCTTGAGCGGCAGAAACGTCCATGACTGGCCTGCCGTTAGCATCTTTAACAATTTCCGTTTTGCCAGTAATTTTATCAATCCTGACAACACCAGCAGGGGTGCTTTTGAAATCTGCCGCTGTTTGACGTTCAAACGCTAACCGTTCGGCAGCAGTTGCCGCATTCTTTTCTTGAGTAATAGCCGTAAACAACCGTCCTTTCTGTTCTTCAAGAGCCTTAATTCTTGCTTGAACACCAGAAAGTCCAGCGGAACCAGAACCTTGAAGTCTTGCAATTTCGTCATTGACCGCGTTTAGTTCCCCTTGCAATCCAGACGTTGCGGGCATGGCCGTAACAGCCGGTGTAGGAACGGCAGAAGTTTGCGGAGGCGCAACCATTGCGTTGGCGACTGGTTGTGCTTGCGGCGCAATAGGGGCCAGAGCATTAGTAGCTGGCGCAGCCATTGGTTGGGTTGGTGTGCGACCACCAAGGACCGCTTGTTCTTGTTCAGAACGCAACAACTCAGGCATCTTGTCCAACGCAGTTGCGCTTCGCGTAACCAAACGCTGGAACCCTCCTGGCTGGGCAAGTTCAGCCATAATTTGGGCGCGAGACTGTTCAGCGGTCACGCCTCGGCTTTTCAAATATTCTCCCAAAACGGGATCAGCATGGTTGGCTTCATGCCATGCAATGTATTCTTCTGGCGTTCTGACGTTTGCCAACAATGCTTTTGATTGGTCAAACCTTTGGTTGACGACTTTTCCAAGTTGTTCTTTACGGGCAAGTTGCTCTTTCTCAACTTCGGCAAGTTGCTTCTCAATTGCAAGAAGCTTTGACCCAACACCAGCAGTAGCAATTTTTCCGCGCAATGTAGGCAAATCAATCTGGCCTGTTTGCGGGTTGTACGCTTCCATGTATGCTTTGTTAAGCGCGTTTTCTGTTTCTTCTCCGCGTCGTGCTGCGGCAAGAGTGTACTGAGCCAATGCGTTTTGGTTCTGCGCGTTTTGGATGCCAGCAACCGTGCTGTACATCGCCAACGGATTTTCAAGTTGCAGAGGCCGGACGCCAAGTGCAATAGATGAGTCAATTGCCATGATTAACCCCAGTCGTAGCCAAGAGAAGGATTTCCCGTATTTGCCATAGAACCATAAGGAGACCCACCATAACCAACAGAATTGCTTGAAGGCAAACGATTGATTAATGCTTGATTTTGCATATAGTTCAAACCAGTGCCAAGCGCAGATGTAAGTGCGTTGGTTCCACCAACGTAACCAGATGCGCGAGCATTGGCTATGTTTCCATAACCAGTGGCAAGATTTTGCCCCATTTGCCCAGCGGTTCCAGTCAACGTGTTGGTAGCGGTCTGCCCAACACCAGCCAATGATTGCAATGGATTTAGTTGAGCGTTGCGTTCAATCTGGTATCGGTTAAAAGCGTTTTGATATTCTTGCGAAGCAAGATCTTGACCGTAACGCGAAGCACCTTTAAGTGTAGCGCCAGACAACAGACCGCCGCGAGCGGCAGCAGTACGGTCAAGCGCTTTCATTCCTTCTGACAATCTGAAAGCGTAACCTGGGTCTTGCTGAAACTGATCCATTCCAAATTTGGTGTAATCACTAAGTGGAATCAGTTTGTTAAGCGCTCCAATGCCTGCTTGCCGGAACGGTTCTTGCAGTTCAACTTGTTTGTTGAACATTTGTTGTTGGGCATCAATGCCCTGTTGGGCGGCTTGTGCTTGTGTGCTTGCCGCTCGATTTGAGGCATATCCCCCAATAAGCGCACTTCCAACAATTGCCGTTGCAACCCAAGTCATTGCAGTTCTCCTTGCAGGGCTTTCATTTCTCCTGCGATTTTCAATAAATTACTAGAGTCAAACAACGCCGTGTTGTCAGGCTCAACAAGTTCTGCTTCAATCTCATCAAGATCGGTTTTGTCTGTACGGTGAATAGTAACGCCAATCGCATCAGTCACGGCCAGCGTTACGCGCTTGGTCCCTGGCTTAGATTCAACAACATCGCCAGCTTGCAGACGCTTCATCCCGTTTTCGGTCCACGCAATTATTTCACCCATCGCGCACAAAAACAAATGATGGTGCTTGTGAACTTTTCCTACAATCAACGTGCCAGCAGGACGAAAAACCTTCCTGCAATACATCCCAGCTTCTGAGAAATAATGCTCAGTTTGCAGATTGGCTTGAGGCATCTTGACCATTTCGGCCTGTAGTTGCTCAATCTGCTCCCGCGATGGGACTATGTTGGCAAGATCGCTCATCCAATCTTCCAGTTCGTACCATCATAGTATACGGGTACGTTATTGCTACCGCCACCAACAACGGTGCTAGCGAACGTCGTAGCGGTAGCGTCCGTTACCATAGCAACCCATCCCTTGACGGGGCTGGCTGGCAACGTAGCAACGGTGTAGGTCTTGAGTTTGAACGGGATAAGCGAGTCAACAGAATCCGCACCGATATCAAATACCTCAACGCCGCCGATGTAGAACCGCAATTTCCTTGGCGACGTTCGATTGTGTACGATGTAATCGTTGGGGTAAAAATTGATCTGCGATGTGCCGTTGGCAAGCGTCTTGTCGCCGCCAAGGTTCATATAGAAATAGTCATCAACCGCTTGACGAGGCGCAAGATTCCAAACAGCCCCGTTGCTAACGCCGCTGGTGTTGTCAGTTAAACATACGTTGCCTGACATCAACAAGGGACCAGCGGTCGTGTTGTTGATCCCATAACCTCCGTTAGCGATCAGTTTGCCGCCCGTCACGCGCACGTTGTAACTGTCAATACTTGGATCAACGTACATTCCATCGCTGACTGCACCTGTGACATACGTCCCTACAAAATCATAGTCCACACCACATTTAACTTGAATAGCCGCACCCAACGAATAGTCAACCGCCAGTTGGTTGAATCTACCAATCGCCGGGAAAAACGCTGGTTGGGTTGTGATCGGAGTAGTTGCAACAGATTGGCTGACAGAAACGGTGTAAGTTGTTGAATTTATTACACTTGCGATAGTAGTGCCAGAAGTTACGCCGGTTCCGTAAACTAACATTCCGACCACAATCGGGTTAGTTGGAGAAGTTGTAAGCGTTAAAGTTGTACCGGCAATTGTTCCGCTTGTTACTGACTTGTACCCACCAACCGTGTTTTGGATCACCGCTCCGTATGAAGTTCTTGTAATTATTCCGCTACTTTCGGTAGCGCAAACAATATCTAAACGGTTTGTACTCAAACTATGACAATTTCCGTCCCATTCAAAACCATAGTAGCCAGTACCGGGGCGAAGCACACAAAAATTAAGGGCAAGAATGTCCGACCGTTTGGCGGCGTCGCCGTACCACTTGATGCCCGGGCCGCGAATGATGCCCCACATCCATTGCACTTCAACTACATTAGCTTGCTCAACATACAAACCACCAAAAGCGTCATACATATACAGACGCTCAATCGTTACTCGATCTGCGTTGCTGATGTAGATAGCGTAGCCTGAAGTCTGCCCCGGCGAGTTGAAGTTGAGCGATAATTTAACGCCTTTGCTTGACCCGCCAAGGTTGACACCATTGATTGCCCCCGAGGTTTTAAGATAACCGGGGCCACCCAACCATTGGTTGTTTGTGGTAATTGATAGCGCGATGGTGTGCAAGTAGGTTTTGCCAGCCGCAAAATATACGTCGCGGCCAGTATTGATCGCGTTCTGTAGCGCGGTGGTGTCGTTGGTTGTACCGTCGCCAGCAGCGCCAAAGTCTTCTGGGTAAACGCAACCCAAACGCAGTTTGCTTTGCACCGTCTGGGTTACTGCACCAGTACCGGATTCAACGTAGGTAATGTTGGCTGAACTGGTCAGGACCGAAATGTTGTCAACGGTCCATACTTCAACGTCCGTGGATGTGGCGAGTTTGAACTTGTACGAAGACGTACCTAACCAGATGCTGCATTCACCGCGACTGTCCAAAATGACTGGGTTGGAATTTGCCGTGTTGCCGGTGTAGTCCGTGTAGGTCGTGAGCGGCGTGGTGGTTCCGGCTGTGTAGGTGTAAACCTTACCGCCCGACAACGGCACACCGTTGTTGTCCAGAAATTGCAGCTTTGGTTGCGGCGAGATGTAAGTTGTCATATCAAGTTTTCCAACTGGTTTCGTCGAAGACGGTTGTATTATACGCAGGGAAAGGACGTAAGCTATTACTCTTTGAATCCAGTTCTTAGCCATTTTTGGCTTCTAGTTTTTTCACGCGAGCGGTCAACTCTTGAACTGCTTTGATGAGCGGGGCGATGAGTTCGTCGTAGCCAATCGACAGAACGTCTTCACCGCCCTTAACGCTATGGTCTTGATACCCACCGAAGTCAATCCCTTGTGCGTCAAGAACAGCCTTAACCTCTTGGGCGATCAACCCGTGATGGAATCGAGTGCGTTTCTTGCTGCCGTCATGAGTTAGTGCGGATATTTTAGAAGCTTCGCGCCATGCCGCCATCGCTTCTTGGTCACTGATGTCTTCAGGCACTGGGGGCCTGTAGTCTTCCCGCATATCCCATTTATAATCGACTGGGCGTAAAGCATTGATAAACCCAAGGCCAAGTTGAGTGTCACGAACTTCTGCTTTATCACGAATGTCTGAGCGGTTCTGAACAGCACCATTGGTGTAACAAGTAGTTGAGCCACTACCAAGTTGGATTTGATTGCTTCCTGTTACGTCTGCGTCTTTCCCTAAAGCAGTTGAATTTGTTGTGGTACTAGCGGCGGTCGCTAGCGTCAAACTACCAATACCAGTATTACCATTACCGGTTGTTATTGCGTAACCAGCCCCACGCCCAACAAATGTGTTGGTTTGTGCAGTGGTAACAGCCCCGCCACAAAGGTAACCTACAAAAGTGTTCCCCCCAACTAGCCCGACACCGGGGTCAGTAAATTGTTCACCGGCATAATAACCAACCGCAGTGTTTTGGTCCCCTGCTGTTACAGAACCTAATGCCCTAAAACCAACTGCTGTATTGTAACTACCCGTTCCAACTTGTATTGCTTGATAGCCAATTGCTGTTACATACAAACCGCCAGTTGGGGCGTTGACCGCACCTGCTTGATACCCTAGTGCCGTCGAATTTCTGTCCACTATTGATGGGGTTCGACCATACACCGTACCTAAAGTTGTAGGTGTTGCTGCCGCCGCGCCACTACCTCCAGCGGCCCAAGACAAATTCCCAGACCCATCTGTTTGCAGGTAATAGCCGTTAGTCGGAGCGGAAGGCCAAGTGTACGTTGTACTACCGGCAGTTGCTTGAGCGGCAAATCCAACATACCCAGAGGATGCTCCCCAAAGCTGTAACGGCTTATATGATTGAACAGAGGTTGCGGTTAAACCAAGAACTCCGTTTCCTGAAATAACAGCATTAAGTTGATTGTTTGTACGATCATAGGAAAAATAGCTTGTTGCTGACCATGCTTGAAGTGGGTTTGAACCAGAAAAAGTCAAATAATAGTTAGCGCCAACCGTGTATTGAGTTGCGCTAATCGTCCCGGCTGTAAAGTCTCCACTGGCATCGCGTTGAACAAGATAGTTTGCGGTGTTAGCACTAGCGGCGTTAACAGATATGGTTGGTGCTGTGCCTCCAGATGAAACTACTGGGCCTGTAGCACCGACACTTGTAACGTAAGTTCCTGCGGCTTGCTTGTTGTTAAACGTGTTCCAATCAGTAGAACTTAGATAGCCATTAGTTGACGAATTGGCTTGAGAAATTGTTATGTTTGGCGTTGTACCACCAGAAGAGAAAACCGGGCCTGTTGCCGTAACACTGGCAACCGCCCCCGAAGCCGCAGCCCACGAAAGGTTGCCAGACCCGTCGGTTTTAAGGAAATAATCATTAACCGGGGAAGAAGGCCATGTATAAGTAGTGCCTCCAGCCACTGCTTGTGCAGCAAAACCAACGTATCCGGATGTTGATCCTTGGATGCGGATTGGTTTGAAAGATTGAAGCGCGGTAGCGTTTGACGCAAGGACACCGCTGCCACCAATCTGAAAGTTATATTGATTGTTTGTGCGGTCGTATGATAAGTAGTCAGTTGCATCAAAAGCTATAGTTGCATCCGCTCCTGACAAACCTATATAGTAGTTAGCTCCAGCAACAAACTGAGTTGCAGTAATGTAGCGCCCTGCAAAATCTCCATTAGCATCTCGTTGAACAAGATAGTTTGCGGTGTTAGCACTAGCGGCATTAACCGAGATGGTGGGAGTTGTACCGCCAGACGAAACTACTGGGCCTGTAGCGCCGACACTTGTAACGTATGTTCCTGCGGCTTGCTTGTTGTTAAACGTGTTCCAGTCAGTAGAACTGAGATAGCCGTTAGTTGACGAAGTGGCTTGAGAAATTGTTATATTTGGCGTCGTACCGCCAGAAGACGAAATTGGACCTGTTGCAGTTACAGAAGTAACCGTCCCTGTTCCTTTATTGTTAAACGTGTTCCAGTCGGTTGCCGTCAAGTACCCGCTGGCTACGCTACTTGCTTGCGGCAAACTAATAGTTACAACACTTGTCCCAGATGCGTTAAGAGGTGCAACAGCACCAACACTTGTAACTGTTCCTGCGTTGCCGCTCGCCCAGGTAAGACCTCCAGAGCCATCAGTTTTGAGAAACTGACCGTTACTGCCATCAGAACTTGGCAACGTATAAGTTGTGCTACCCGCCGCTGCGGGCACAGTCAACCCAACATAACCAGAGGAAGATCCAAGAATGCGAACTGGTTTATACGCTTGTATTGCGGTAGCCGACATACTGAAAATGCCGTTACCCGCAATTTGAAAATTATAAGCGTTGTTTGCCCTATCGTAAGACAAAAAATCATTAGTGTCAAACACTAAAGCTGGATTAGCACTTACTATTTGCATATAGTAAGTTGCATCAGCGTAAAACCCAGTTGCGGTGATGTAGCGCGAACTAAAGTCGCCAGATCCATCACGCTGAACAAGATAACTTGCGGTATTGGCGCTAGATGCGTTCACCGCTATTACTGGTGCTGAAGATGAACCAGTATTGATAACTGGCGCGGTAACACCTACGCTACTAACACCACCACCACCACTAACCGTCGCCCAACTTAATGTTCCAGCGCCGTTGGTGCTAAGAACTTGGTTAACAGTACCGTCTGCGTTAGGTAGTGTATACGTCGTGCTGCCAGCAGATGCCGGTACGGTAAACCCAACGTATCCAGACGTTGAACCCATAAGGCGCAACGGTTTATATGTTTGAGTAGCCGTGACAGACAAGCTAAATATTCCGCTACCAGCGATCTGAAAGTTATAAGCGTTATTTGTTCTGTCGTAAGATAGATAGTCATTAGTGTCAAACACCAGAGTCGGGTTAGCGCCCGCCATCTGCATATAATAAGTTGCATCAGCGTAGAACCCAACTCCAGTAATGTAATTTCCTGCAAAATCACCAGCCCCGTTGCGCTGCACAAGATACAAAGGCGTGTTGGCGCTAGTTGCGTTAACACCAATTACAGGCGCGGTAGACGTTCCGGTGTTAACAACCGGAGATGTAACACCGACGCTAGTAACGCCGCCACCACCGCTAACGGTCGCCCAAACCAAATTATTAGACCCATCGGTGCTAAGAACTTGGTTAGACGTTCCAACCGTAGTTGGAAGTTTGTACGTTACCGCTGGGCCAGAAGCGTCTGGAACAAACCCCGTGTATCCAGATGTTGAACCAAGAAGGCGCAATCCAGTTGCGTAGACCGGCACATATGATTGCGTTGCAGCACTTGAAAACGTAACCGTTCCGCTACCGCCAATCTGAAGATTTAATTGATTAGCCGCTCGGTTGTACGAAAGAAAATCGTTTTCCGCAAAAGTTATGTATGGAGTGTCGCTTATTACAGTAGAATAAAAATAGTCATCAATTACATATCTTGGTGATTTTGTCCAAACATCACCGTTAATTTCACCTAATGAATTTGAATATAAAGCGGTGTTCCCAGAGTATAAAATAACACCGCCAAGGTTGTTGATTCCGTAACCTGTGTTGGCTACTGATTTGCCCCCAGTAATACGAACTTCATAAGCATTGATCCCGTTGGCAATATGAAACCCATCATAAACCCCAGAATATCCGGGCCATGTTCCACAACCCAAAACATAAGGAATGCAAAAGTCGTAATCTAATCCTGCTTGGATTTCTACGCCGTGGCTTGCTGCATAATCAATTTCAATGTGTGCGATTCGGCCAATTGCGGGGATGTACGGGAAAGGTGACCCAGAAGTATTTCTGATAATCATGCCTTTTCCGCCGCCACCCCCGCAAACAATCCCTAATTCAAGAACATTTAGGCTATGGCAATTGCCATCCCAATCCATTCCGTACTGGCCTTCGCCCGGGTCAACTACAACAAACCCAAGATTTAAAACGTCAGACCGATGCGTTGAGTCTCCGTACCATTTTATTCCCGGCCCTCTAAGAGAAGCCCACATCCAGTCAACCACTACCCAATTAGCTACTTGAACATACAGACCGCCGTATCCGTCAATGATGTTTAATTTACTAATTTTAATGCGGCTACTATTATTGACGTAAACCGCCCAACCAGCGGTTTGGGCTGGCGAGTCAAACGTCAGGTCCAACTGGATGCCGGTCACAATTGTAGACGTTGGCGAAATTAGTTCAACGCCATTGATTGCCCCAACGATACGCAGAACACCCGGCCCTCCAAACGACTGGTTAGGCGTGGACATCGTAAGCGTTGTGCCAATCGCATAAACCCGTCCGGGCGGCAGGTAAACGTCATAGCCAGAATCAAGCGCGGCTTGAATGCTGGCTGAATCGTCAACCGCACCGTCACCAACCGCACCATAGTCACCGGGGGTTACCGCGTTGGCGTTCTGACTGGTCTTGGTGTATTGATTGTTGAGATAGCGATACCACTCACGCGCAATCAAACCCGTGCGGTCATCCGTCAACGGAACCCGCGACGATGGAATTGTGGTGGTGTTATTGGTAACTGCCATTACGCATTCGTCCCGCTAAGATGCAGTTCAGCGCCCATGATGGCAATCTTGACCGGATCTGTGCCGGACACTTCATAGACTCGATCACGCAGTTTGAGCGTCATACCAAGGCGACGCCAGAACACTCGCTGTTGGTAGATGCCGATCTTGCCAATTGGTGACCAATGTTCGTTTGACCAAGTATGACCTCCATCGTCTGACCAACGCAGCATTGCCTTTGGATCAACCCCTACTGTGGCGCTACCCTCATAAGAAATCAGGAAATCACCAGATTCAGTCGTCAGAAAAAAACCGCTTTCGGTTATCAGATACGTTGGGTCGCTATATTCTGGACCGCTTAACCCAACACCAGACTCGCAGTCTAGTTGTAGGCTATGGTGTGCTGTACGGTTTAGGTTATTCTGACCCGTTGGCAACGCCCGCCAAGAGCGCAACCATTTTTGGGCGCTACCGTTGTCAGCGTAAACGTCTAGGTCAAAAGCGTACAGATTGCCATTAGCATAATCGCCAACAACAATCTCGCTGTTGTATGCCATCTGGCAGTTGCTGCGATGCCGCGTAAAGTTGCCGTTGTCAAAGCCAGCCCGCTCGTGCCACGCTTGTGTAGATACATCGTACACCCAAGTCTTGTCAGCAGACGGGAACGTCAGCACGTAGAAAGAGTGACCTTCCTGCTGGTACGTGTAAGCAATCGCATCGCTAATGTTGCCGTACTGAGCAATCGCGTACTCAATCGCATGGGTGCTGATCCGCTGGCCCGAGTAGCCTTGCGAGCGGTAGACAATACCTTGTCCGCGAGCGTCTGAGCCAAGCCAAAACAAACCGTTGTCCAACTTGGCAACCGAGAATGTTGCAGCGCAACCAATCTCGTTATACGCGCCTTGGATGCGTTGTAGCGGGAAGTCTGCATTGCCAGCATCGTAAAAAACTTCAACCGAGTTAGTCCCAAACAACCAGGCTTCGCGGTGGTCAACAATCATGCTAACCAAATTGTCTGGGCTACCTTCGGCGCTGGCAAAATCCAGCGGTTCAATTGAAGTACCATCCAGCAGCGTTGTTACCCATACTTTCTGGCTGTTTGGTTCAATGAATACAAAGTATCCGTCAAGGTAACCAACGGTTAACGCGCCGGGAAAATCTGGATCGGTAATTAGCCCAAACGCGCCCGTGCTATTGTTGTAGATGTAGCTTGGCCCGCCACAAGCAATGAACAACTGCGTGCCGTTGTCCACCATGCTAACCGGACCTGTACCGGAAACTGTACCAATAAGTACCGGCGTACCAAATCCGGCCATTGAGTAAAGTTTGTCACCGCTTACGATGTAAGCAACCCCACCGTATGTCCATAGCCCTCGGACTGGGCCTTGACCGGCGATGGTCAGCAATCGTAGCCCTGGAGCTCGATTCAAAAACGCAGGGTTCTTGCCGGCTTCGGGAACAATCTCAGGAAAGAGATTGACCATTCTGTTGTCGGCAGCATTGATGCTCCGAGCAACATACGCCGATCCCAAAATCGGCGTTTGCATCAGTAATTACCAGCGTAGACGTTGAACCGCTGGCGAGTCGCAACCAGCGAGTACGGCATCGCCATCACATCGTCAGGATTGTTAATACGCTTGAGGTTGCGTTTGCTGGTCATGGCGATGCGCTTGACCTGCTCTGATGGTTCCACGCCAAACTCAGGCGCGATCTCCATCGCCAAGTTGTAGGTAAACGCACGCAGGTAACCCGGCGGGAAAGCCATAATTGTTGCCAGCGTAGCTGGCGAGGAAAGCTCTTCAACACTAATGAAGTGCCACTCCAAAACCCGCGTGGGCTTGGGGTAGATCGTCATCGTAATGTTGGGGTATTCCATGTTGATCCACATCACCTGTGGATACGTGGATGTCACGGTCTTGACCGCGATGCCGTCATACTGCTGCTGGTTGATGAACTTGATGCCATACGACACGTTTGTTGACGGGTCGCGGAAGTATGTTGCATCGTCTAACAGGATTGGGCGATTGCCCACAAAGTCGCCAGACGGTCCGAGCGTTTGTGTAATCAGACCGGGCGTCCAAAGATATGTCTGGTCTTGCGTGTTGTACACCGATAGGCGCTCGGTGTTCCATGAATCAATCATCTGATTCATTGCCATCAATGAATCTTGCATCACCGAAGCCGATGACGTTTCACCTTCTGCCAGTACACCCAACAGTCGCAGGGCGCGGTTGATCTGCTCACCAGCCGAATATGTTGCCATCGTAAACCTCAGTAGGAGGGGCCGAAGCCCCGCCTGTTAGCTTGCGCCGTGAATGATGCAGAAATTGATGATAATTGCTTCAGAGTATGAAGTTGCGCTCAAATTACGCAACGTGATTGAAGCAGAACCAGCGGACATATTGGAAACATAACTGGTATATACCCCAGCGCTACTACCAGTGGTAACACTAGAAATACACACAGTAATTACGTCATTGGTGGAAATCAGGCTGTTGTTCAACGTAAATGAAACCGCAGTAGACCCAGCCAAAGCCGCGTTGTTCATGGTAATCCGGCCAGCCGACTTGTTCAATGTGACTGCCGTTGATTTGTCGGTTGCTTGCGTAACCGCACCTTGAGCGCCCGCGCTGTAACCAATCTCTTGGCTTGCGTAGCAGGTCGTGAATTCTGGATCGCTATATGCAACCCCTACTGCTTGCGTATTAGGCATGGTAATTCCTTAAAAAAGGGGAGAGCTTGTGGCCCTCCCCCTTAGACTTAGACGCGGTAAACGACGTAAGTCGAGTCGCCGGTGCGACGGAACAGGAACCGACCGCTGGCCGTAACAGCAACTGCCACAAGAGCATTGCCGCCATCAGACACGCCAGTACCAACTGCCAAGGTTGCTGTGCCAGACGACGTACCCAAGTTCACCAACACGAGTTCAAACGTGCTGTTAACTTTGGCGCTGGTCACTAGAGCGTCTAGCGACGCTCCGGTGGGCAGCGTGTACGTCTGAGCAGCGGTAGCACCAGAACCGACTAACAAGACGCCAGAGGCGACTTGAGCGGCGGTCAGGGTTGCCGTAGCGGTAACAGACAGAGGAGCGGCTTGGTAGCCAATAATAACTTCATTCAGGTTGCCGTCACCGACTTGGTAACCACCTGCGCCATTAGGGAGAGCCATGATATTTCCTTAAAAAGAGGTTCAACCCCAGAGGCGGCAAGCCATCTGTGGACGGATCGTTGA